GCAGACATGGAACGCGCAGACTAAAGCGCCGAATGCGGGTTGGAACTTCAGTGTTGCGGTAGTAGATGATCCGCCTTCAAGGCGGGATTACAGTGCGGCCCGTTCTCAGTGGGGGCAGGGCTGGCGGGCGCAGACTAAAGCGCCAAATGCGGGCTGGAACTTCAGTGTTGCGGCGGTCGATAACCCGCCGCCGCGTCAGGGCTTTGGCTTTGCGCAAATCGTGGGGCATTGGAAACAGGACTGGAAGGCGCAAAGCCAATCGCAGCTTGGCGTTCTACTGCCTGACGCGACGGCATCGGAATGGATTACGCGGGCGCGTCGGCGCGGCCGACGATAAGGAGATGAGACGTGGATATTGCAAAAGCAACGATAGACGAATTGAAGGCGGAGTTCATGCGCCTGGCCGACGTGGTGGCGCTAGCTAGTTATGAACGCCAGGCCATTCTGACAGCGATAAACTTGCGCAAGTTTGATGCGCTGGCGCGCACGCGCATCCGGGCGCTGCCGGTTCTTGAGAGGGATGCGCTACGCAGCGTGCTGAATGATGATCTCACGCAGGCTCGGCCATGACCTTTCTTGAACTCGCGAAGTTTCTGCGGCAGGAGTGCGAGATTCCCGGCACCGGACCTTCGACCGTCACCGGGCAGACGGGCCAGTTAAAGCGGATCGTGGACTGGACCGCAGTGGCATGGAAGGACATTCAGAACCTGCACACGAACTGGCGCTGGATGCGCCGGGCCTTCACCTTCAACACGGTGGCCGACGACGACAGCTATCCGTATACCGCAGTGACCGACGTGGACGCGGCTGCGGTGATATCCAGATTCGGCCATTGGTGGGCGCACGACTGCGAGGATCCTTATCTGGCCTATCTGCAATCCGGGGGTGTTGGTGGGCAATACCCATTGATCTATCTACCCTGGAACGATTTCAAGTGGCTGTACCGGCGCGGCACGCAAACCGCATCGACCCCGGCGTATGTGAGCGTCGATCACCAGAACAATCTCTGTCTTGGGCCGAAGCCCAACGGAGTCTACGTAGTAACCGGAGATTATCAGCGCAGCGCACAAACGCTGACGGTCGATGCCGACCTTCCGGAAATGCCGACGCAGTACCAGGAGTTGATCGGTTATTTCGGCATGCAGAAGTACGGCGCCAACTCGGTGGCCGCGGAAGTCTTTACCCGGGCGCAACTGGAAGCCGCCAGGCTGCTCTCGGCGCTGCGCGACGATCAGTTGCCGCGGATGCGCCTTGGCGAACCGTTGATCTGACATGCGATCCTCAGCTCTGGTCCGGGCTGTCCATCGGTCTGCTGCGCAGACCACCGTGATCCCGGATTACATCAGCTTCACCGGCGGGCTCGACCAAGTGACCGCCCCGCTGTCGCGTCGCCAGGGGGTAGCGCGTACCGCGCAGAACTACGAAGCAGAGCAACTGGGCGGGTATCGCCGGATCGCCGGGTATGAGCGTTTCGACGGACGGAGCAGTCCATCGGGCGCGCAGTATTCGATTCTAACGGCCACGATCACCGGCGCTCCAGTGGCGGGCAACACGCTTACCGGGGGAAGCTCCGGCGCAACGGGCGTCATCATTGCCCTTCCGGGTGGTAGTTTTGTACTGACTAAGGTGGTCGGCACCTACACCAACGGCGAGAACCTGACCATCGGCGGCGTGGTGGCAACCGCCGTGGGCACGCAGATCGCCAACGGGGCCGCGACGGCGCTCTTGCATGCCCAGTACCTGAACCTCGCCGCGGACGATTACCGGGCGGACATCGCGGCCGTGACTGGATCCGGGAGCATCCTCGGCGGCTTTACCTTCAACGACGTCAAGTATGCCTTCCGCAACAACGTCGGGGGAACCGCTGCGGCGCTGTATAAGTCCACTACGGGCGGATGGTCGCTGGTGGCCTTTGAGTTCGAGGTTGCTTTCACCGTGGGTTCCGGCGACGTTGACGATGGCGACACCCTCACGCAAGGCGGGGTCACCGCCACGGTGCGCCGAGTGGTCATCCGAACAGGCACATTGGCTGGCGGCACGGCCGCCGGGATTCTGGTGATCTCAGTGACGGCGGGCGGCAACTTCGGCGCCGGCGCGGCGACGACGACCGGCGCGGGTACGCTGACACTCTCCGGGATTCAGACCGCGATCACCTTGCTGCCCTCCGGGCGCTTTGAGACCATCCAGGAGAATTTCGGCACGGCCAAGCGCGTTTATGGCGTGGATCGAGTGAACCGCGCCTTTGAATTCGACGGCACCTACTTCGTGCCCATCCCCAGTGGGATGACGACCGATACGCCGACCCATATTCGGGCGCACAAGAAACACCTGTTCCTGTCGTTCGCCACCAGCGCGCAGCACAGCGGGCCGGGCACGCCCTTCGCTATGGTTCCGGTGCTGGGCGCGGCAGAAATTGCGATGGGCGACACGGTTACCGGTTTCATGACCATGCCGGGATCGGCAGACTCCGGCGCATTGGCCATCTTTACGCGCAACCGGTTGTCCATTCTTTACGGCACCAGTTCGGTGGACTGGAATCTAGTGCCTTACCGCGATGAGATCGGCGCCTACGCGCATACGATTCAGGATGTGGGTTATGCGCTGTTCGTGGACGATCGCGGCATCACCGACATTCAGACCACACAGGCCTTCGGTAACTTCGCGCATGCCGCGATCTCGAACCAGATCAAGAATCTGATGAATGCGTACCGGCCGCTGGCGCTGTCCAGTTGCGTTTCTCGGGACCGCAGCCAGTATCGACTATTCTTCAGCAACCGCGTCGCCTTTTATGTGACGGTCGTAGGTCGAAGCGTCGTCGGCATCATGCCGATGCTGTTCCCTGACATCGTGCGTTGCTGCTGGTCGACCGAATTAAATGACGGGTCCGAGGCGATTTTCTTCGGGTCGGACGATGGCTGGGTGTACCAGATGGAGAAGGGGACCAGTTTCGACGGCGATGCGATAGAGGGCATCCTGGAGTTGGCTTATAACTTCGGCAAGAGCCCGCGTACGGTCAAGCGGTTTCGGGATGCCCTGCTGGAATTGAGCGGCACGGGTTACACGGAATTTAATTTCGGCTACTCGCTGGGTTATGGAACGACCGACCTGGCCCAGCCGCCCACGGAGTCCGTGGTTACAAGTTTCTCGCCGGTTTTCTGGGATAGCTTCGTGTGGGACGCTTTTTTCTGGGATGGCACGACGCTATCCCCAAACATCCTGAAAATGGATGGCGAGGCGGAAAACTACTCCTTGGCGATTCGCGGGGAATCGGACTACCTACAACCTTTCACAATCACGGGCGCGGTGGTGCAGTACACGCCGCGCCGAAGGATGCGCTGATGGCGTTCGCTGAATATTACGATTCGTCCGGAACTCCCTCGACCGGAGGGCAGGGCTCGTCCTCTGCTATGCGTGCCGAGTTTGATCTGATCCAGACTGGTTTCGGGAAACTGCCGGACATTACCGGCAACGGAGGCAAGGCGGTTGTCATCAATGCCGGCGGCACTGCGATGACCGTCACGTCCGGAACGCTGTTGTTGGCCGGCAACTTCGAGACGGCAGGCGCCAGCGGGATTACGCTGACTTCCACGGGCCTGACCAATGTCACGCTGCCTACGACCGGGACGATAGTAACGCTGGCTGGCGCCGAGACGCTGACCAACAAGACGCTGACTTCGCCCGTAGTCGGCGGGACGATCACCGGCACATACACGCTTGGCGGCACGCCCACCTTCCCGTCTTCCCTGGTGACGTTGACCGGATCTCAGACACTCACGAACAAGACCCTGACCGCGCCGACAATGACTGCGCCGGTTCTCGGGGTTGCCACCGCCACGTCACTGAACGGACTGACGATCACAACGTCCAGCGGCACGCTGACTGTTCCCAACGGCGTTGTTCTGACTGGCCCGGCATCGAGCGGGACAGCGGCAACGCTGGCCGGGATCGAGACGCTCACGAACAAGACCCTGACCGCGCCGGTGTTCGGCGGCACGATTACCGGCACGATCGGCATTACTCCCGCTTCGGCCGGCACGATGGACAACGTGGCGATCGGCGGCGCGACGCCCAGGGCGGGCACTTTTACCACACTCTCGGCAACCGTCACGGCCTACGCCGTACTCTGCGGCAGCACATCCGGCACCGGCGCGCTGCAGGCAGTTGCTTCTGTTGGTACGTCCGGTCAGGTTTTGACATCAGGCGGCGCGGGCACTTTGCCCTCATTCTCAGGCGTCTCGACCAGCCCGACGGGCGCGGTGATGGATTTTGCAGGCTCGTCCGCACCTTCTGGCTGGTTGGAATGCGATGGCTCGGCGGTTTCCAGGGCGACCTACGCAGCCCTGTTCACAGCGATCAGCACGACCTGGGGCGTTGGTGATGGGGCGACGACCTTTAATGTTCCTGACATGCGGGGCCGGGTTGCTGTGGGTTCAGGTACGGGCGCGCAATCCGC